ACGCTTCCCCTGTACAATTTCCTACCCCGGGTTTCCTCGGGTGGACAGTCTTACTTTCCCTACCTCTCGGATCGTGAGATGGAGACCTTACGTTGGGTCGCGGCGTCTTACTCCAACGAGCTTCCGGTGTACGTGCCTGATAGCGGCCACCTGTTGAAAGGCGACCGTGTGCGTATCACCTCCGGTCCGTTTGCCGACATGGAGGCCGAGGTGGTGGTACAGCCGGGCGGTGGCCATAAGGACGTGATGGTGCGTATCCTCGATTGCATGTAGGTTCCCTTGTTCGAGGTGAGAGCTGGGGAGTATGAGTTGATCGAGTTGAACACGGGGGGCAAGCACGTGTATACCCATTTGGACAACGACCGTCTGTCGGAAGGCTTGCACGGGGCCTTGGGGCGTTACCATTCGTCCGGCAGCGTAGTGGAGGAGGATGCCTGTCTGGCCCGTGAGGTCCTGCGTGGCTACGCCTCGCTCCGTGCTGAGACCGACGTGATCCGTTGTAAGCTTTACTCGTTGCTCCTTCCTGCCTATAAGCTTTTGGGCGAGGAGGATGAGTTCGATCGTTTGCGCTCCACGATGCGCAGTATGCTCCCCGTGATAAAAGCGCCGCAATCCCGTGCCTTGTTGCTGGTCACGCTGTACGGCTGTACGGACAGCAGCCTCTATCAGCGCATGGCGCACGAGTTGGTTGACCCTTGGATGGAGGAGGCCTCGCCCAAGAAGAGTAAGTCCGTGTTGATACGTCGTTTACGTGATTACGACCGTTGGCTCGGACACGGGATCAGTTGATAAGTAAAAGTTGCGCATAGCGATAAATGAAAGATATGAGAAAAGAGAGAGAGACGTGCGAGGTTCCTTCCGGCCTCCGGTTGATGAACCTGTTGCGTGAGCATTTGACAGAGATCATGGATCGTGAGCGTGCGAACCAAAACTCAATACACCTGTATTGCACGGGTCCCTACTGGGTAGCGTTCGAGTGTTCGGCCTATCAGTTGTATCGTGCATTTCCAGATAGCGAGACCATGCCGTTGCGCCTGTTCGCCTACCCGTTCCCGATCGTGATGGTGTCCGTTACGGATCGCCCGCTCCGCTCGTACGCCCGCAAACATATTTTGAGAAGAGACGAGTCGGATTACAAGCTATTGACCGTCCCCGGATTTTCCTTGGCAGACTACCTTGAATGGCACGCCGGCGAGGTGGAGGGACTACCTTTATTAAGTGAGAGAGTATGAGTGCTGAAAAAAAGAAAACTACACCATTAGGAAAAAGTGAGGGAGCGGAACCGGAGCGATTCATCCCGGATGGGATGGGTATGTTCCAACGTAATGTAAAACGTATAGGGGATTGTGCGCTGGCGTTTTTGGCCTTGATCGTATTCTCCCCGCTGTTTTTACTTTGTTATATCGCCGTAAAACGGGAGGATGGAGGCCCGGCGATCTTTAGGCAAGAGCGTATCGGTCGTTTCGGTCGCCCGTTCAACATCTATAAGTTCCGCAGTATGCGTCTGGACGCGGAGAAGTTCGGTCCGGCCCTTTACAAGGGTGGGGCAGATCCCCGGATGACCCGTGTCGGAAAATTCCTCCGGGTACATCACTTGGACGAGTTGCCCCAGCTATGGAATGTTTTCGTGGGCGATATGTCCTTTATCGGTCCCCGTCCGGAGCGCCAGTTCTATATCGACCAGATCATGGAGCGTGATCCCCGTTACCGTTACCTCTACCAGATCCGTCCGGGGGTGACCTCTTACGCCACGCTCTACAATGGGTATACGGACACGGTCGATAAGATGCTCCGCCGCTTGCGTTACGACCTGTTCTATCTGGAGCATCGCTCTTGGCTGTTCGATTTCAAGATATTGGTGAAGACCTTCTTGAATATAGCGTTCGGTAAGAAATTCTGATATTTCTGTAATATCTTGTGGTAAAACTTTGTTTGTAAGATAATATAGCTATATTTGTTGTAATCTGAAGTATCTTATTTGATTATCAACGCTTTGTAGAAAACTCGCATAAGAACGGGCAACGGATAAGAAAATTCCAAGCTGTTTAGAATCACTATATTCCTCATGCTTTCAAATAACTCTTTTTTCTTGATGCAAAGGTAGCATTTTTTCGTGATTGCCGGTAATTTTCGGGCATAAAATATCACGGTCATTTCAAGAAACATATACAGCGGACATGACAGCCATACCGTAGCCGAATCCCCGTAACTCACAGGCAAAGGTAACCCGTGTCCTGTTCGTACAAGCAAGGTCAAGCCCTCCGGGTGTCGTGGAAAAATCATCCTCGCCCGGAGGGCTTGCGGTATTTTTCCCGCCAACCTTGCATGTACGGGACACGACCTTTTATGGCCTGTAGTTACGGGAACTCCGGCCCCGAAAAGCCGGATCACTAAAAATAAATTGTTATGTCACAGCAGGTAACAAAAGAAAAGTACAGTATCGAAACACTCAGAGAGCGGAATGTTTCATACGACCACCAGCATTGGCTGACACAGAAAGATGTGGATATGGCCAACAGTTATGTTGAACTCATTGAGCGGACACGCTCCGAAATTACACCTCAAATTGGAGACAGGCTGGTATATGTAACCGAACACGGGGATTATTACGGAAACGCCCTTATTGACAGCAGGAGTGCAAAAGAAGGATATCTTTCCGTATGCGAACAGCCGTATGTGCCTTTCGTGTGGGAAGAGGACGGCAATATTCGTCTGAGTGTCAGCGGAGGCGCATTCCATTCCGTGAATCCGGAGGAACTGAAATTCCTGAAATGGACGGAAGGGGTATTCAAGGAATGGGGGCATTGCGGTGCTTGCGCCAACGGTTCGGTGTCATTTCTGGCTAAGGTACCGTTATGGTTTTATGCCGAACCCAATCCCAGGTATGGAGATTTCACGACCGAGACCTACCGGAAGTTCTACCTACACAAAAGGGAGGAATCGGAAAACGGCAATCTCTATCAAGGCTTTGACATCGCTTTCCGGGACGAAGCCGAGTTCCGGCAGTTCCTGAAGGACTACGAAGGAACGGTGTTCAAGGGAAATTGGGATAATCAAATCGTGTTATGGTGTTTCCGTCGGGAATATGTGTTCCTGCCATCCGCCGAATGGGAGAAGGTTGATGCCCCTGCCGAAGAACGGAGGCTCAACTTCCATCCCGAGCAGGTCAAGATAGTCAAGGACATGGAAAAGCACATCACTTATTTCTACCGGATTAAACCGGATAATTTTTAACATTTAACCCTAACAGATATGCAAACGACAACAGCACCCAAGGCCGGCAACGCTCCCGACCTGCTTCAAGGCATTCTGAGCGTACAAGTGAGAAACGAGGACAAGATTACGGAACAGGACCGTGTCTATTGCCAGACGCAGCAAAACCTGCTTTACAAGACACTCGACCAGATTGACCGCTGGTACGCCGTCTTCAAGGAAGAAGCCGAACAATACCAAGCCGAACGTAAGTCCCATTACGAAGAAAACGGCAAGGTTTCCATGCGTGATTTCTACACTTACCATAACGACAGGGAAGACTATTCACACAACGAGTTCAAACCGTTTGATCTGATTAACGATCTGGTAGATAAGAACCGAAACGCCAACGCGAATTTTGCGAACCGCATCATTTCTTATTTCAACAGGACTTACAAAGTGTCGGTTCCTGAGTATAAAATAGACGAAAAAACCCTTCCGATGGGCTTCCGTCCTGTTTATGACACATATGTAGATGTAGTCATCGAACACTTGGGCGGCAAGAGTTTCCGGGAAACGGCCGTGGAAGAACTGCTCGCACGCCTGAACAAAGTTGTCAGACCGGCATACTGGAGCAAAGTCAAGACGGAGTTGAAGAAGGACAAGATAATCTTTCCCGAAATCATCCGTTTCGACGATTTTTCCATGCAATACAACCAAAGGAACAGAATCTCCTACAACTACGGCGGAGAACTGGAAACCCTGTGTGCCGGCATTGCCTACGGTGCGGATGACATACTGAATGGAAATTCAAAGATGATTATCCGTTTTGATGACAACGACATTTCTGTCACAGACTGGTACGACCTTACGACCACCAATGCCGAGCAAATCCGATTCTACAAGAACGGACGTATCGATGTCCGGTTCAAGGACAGTGCGGCAGCCGAAAGTTGTTTCAAGCGTCTGCATCTGGATGAAATCACCCTAAGAGAAAACTGACCATGATAAGATTTACACAGCACCCCGTAAGGCAATCCTTGCGGGGTGTTTTCATTTTTAACGATAAACAGATAAAGTCATGTATGCCATCATCCCCCAACAGATACCGCAAGGTATGCGTGCCGAAGTCAACGAGAAGATACTTTTCGCCATAGACTCCGGCAAGGACCTCATTCCGGCGGAGAGCATCTACAACTGCTATACCGGTATCGGAGGGCTGCACAACCTCAAACAGTCCGACTTTGCCAACTACCATGAGTATGCCCAGGCGAAGAAGGAGTTCGAGATGGGACAGTTCTTCACCCCGCATGAAATATGCCGGGACATGGTGGATATGCTGTGTCCTGTCTCATCCGAAATGGTTCTTGACATGTGTTGCGGTATGGGCAATTTCTTCAACCATCTGCCCAACCCGCATAATGCCTACGGCTTCGACATAGACGGCAAGGCCGTGTCTGTCGCACGATACCTCTACCCGGAAGCCCATATCGAGAAATGCGACATCCGGCAATACTATCCGGAACAACGTTTCGATGTTATCATCGGCAATCCTCCTTTTAACTTGAAGTTCGACTACAAACTGTCGCAGGAATACTATATGGACAAGGCTTACGATGTGCTTAATCCGGCAGGAATCCTGATGGTCATCGTGCCATGCTCTTTCATGCAGAGCGAGTTCTGGGAGAAGACACGGATAACCGGTATAAACGGCAATTTCTCATTTGTCGGTCAGACGAAGTTGGCCCCGTCAGCCTTTGCCGCAGTCGGAGTCCATGACTTCAATACGAAAATCATGGTATTTCTCCGTAAATCGGGCCACATCAAGATGCAGGCTTACAACGCGGAGGAATTCATAACGGCGGACGAGCTGAAAAAGCGCATCGGCGAGGCAAGGGCGATGAAACACCGGTTGCGTTTCGACCTGATGCGCGAAACCAACCGGATCGACAAGGAAGAACTTGAGCTGTTCGAGTACAAACTTGCCAAGTACCTGTACGAGCTGAAGGCGCACGCCAAGTTGAACAAACATATAGACAAGGCGGAAGCGTTGGTCACGAAGTTCCGTAACCAGAAACCGCCTGAGAACGCCACGCGGGAGCAGGTGGAGCAATGGGAGAAGAACAAGCTGACCCCGAAGAAAGTGCTTGCCGTCATCCGCAGGTACATCACCTCGCAAAATACCGTACCTCGCAAGGAAGTGGCATTGGTGAAGACCTCATACGGCTTCAAACTGAAACAATATGCTCCGCGACTCCTTGACAAAGTTCCGCACAAGGCGGCGAGTATCAACGACCTCGTGCTGGAGCGTGCCGAACTGCCCATACCGGAAGTGCCGACAGAAAAGAACATGCATCAAATCCGTGCGGCGGAGAAACTGATACGACGCAAACGGAGAGAATATGAAATGCAGAACCGGCAGTTCCCGGAAATGGAGGAAGATGACAGGCTGAAAGAATACCTGGACCGGTGTGCATTCATCAACAAGGACGGCGAGACCTGCGAGTTTACCACGCTCCAGAAACACGACCTGAACCTCGTCTTGCAGAAACGCCACGCGTTGCTGAACTGGCAGCAAGGCTCGGGCAAGACAGCCGCCGTGTACCATCGTGCCAAATACCTGCTCAAATTCCGCAAAGTACGGAATGTCATCATACTGGCTCCTGCCATCGCCACCAATATGACATGGATACCCTTCCTCTCGATAAACAGGGAACAGTTCCGGGTGGCAAGGAAGAATGCCGACCTGGAAACTGTGCCGGAAGGCGTGTTCCTCGTCCTATCCACCTCCATGCTCGGCAAGCTGAAACGGGGCATGGCAAGGTTTGTCAAACGCAGTTCAAGAAAACTGTGCCTTGTTTTCGACGAGTCGGACGAGATAACCAACCCGTCGTCACAACGTACAAGGCATATCCTCGGTCTCTTCCGCCGCCTCAAATACAAGATACTCGACACCGGTACGACCACACGCAACAACATCGCCGAACTGTACAGCCAGTTTGAATTGTTGTATAACAATTCCATAAACATGGTCTGTTGGAGCAGTCGAGTGTACCACGAGAGCAGGGACAAGGAGATAGAGGAAGATAACAATCCGCACTATGGTGAGCCGTTCCCCGCTTTCAGGGGGCATGTGCTTTTCCGTGCCTGCCACTGTCCGGGGAAATCCACCGTGTTCGGCATTGAGAAACAGAACCAGGATGTCTATAACAAGGAGGAGCTGGCCGGCCTTATCGGGAAGACCGTCATTACACGCAAGTTCAGGGACTTTGCAGGAGAGAAATACAAGATACGGACACATACCGTCAGCCCGTCCGACGGCGAGCGTGAGGTTTACCGTGTCATCATCGAGGAGTTCTGCCGCATCTGCGAACTGTATTACAACAGCACGGGGGATGCAAAGAAGGATGCCGGACTCCGGCTTATGCGCCAGATCAAGCTGCTCATCAAGGCCTGCTCCGTCCCACACCTGATAGAGGGCTATTCCGGAGACGGGATTCCGAACAAGACAAGGTACATCGAAAGGCTGGTACGGAAGATACCCGGCAAGGTGGCTGTCGGCTGCACGTCCATAGCTGCATTCGACCTTTACGAGAGCCGTCTTCGCGAATGTTTTCCTGACCGTCCCGTATTTGTGGTCAAGGGAGACGTGGCGTTCAAGAAACGGCAAAGCATCGTGACGGAGTTCGATTCCACCATCAACGGCATACTGGTATGCACGCAGCAGAGCCTGAGCAGTTCGGTGAACATACCCACCTGCAACGACGTGATACTTGAATCCCTGCAATGGAACATCCCGAAGATGGAGCAGTTCTACTTCCGTTTCATCCGTCTCGACTCCAAAGAGCTGAAGGACGTGCATTATGTCACCTACAAGGACTCCGTGGAGCAGAACCTGATGGCGCTGGTGCTTACCAAAGAGCGGCTGAACGAGTTCATCAAGACGGGCGAAGTAAAGGAACAGTCGGAAATCTTCGAGGAGTTCGACGTCACCATGTCCGTCATCGAGAGCCTGCTGGTCAGGGAACGGGACAGCGAAGGCAAGATACACATCAGCTGGGGAAGCCAGCGCATCATGAACTGAAAAATGGAAAAACAAATGAGAAACCGCAGATTCCATTCCACAGGCAAAGGTAGCCCGCCCCCTTACCGGCAGGGCAAGGTCATGCCGCAAGCGGTTTTCGGGAAAATCATCCTCGCCGGAGGCTCCGGTATTTTCCCGAAAAACCCTGCACTGCCGGGGTGCGGACCTTTTGGAGCCTGTGGAATGAAATCCCCGGTTCCGAATCATAAACTATAATGAAGAATATCATGGACTTGAATCAGGCAGAAGTGGCAGTGACCACGCAGCATCTCATAGACATGGGGCAGGAAAAAGACAACCTGCTGCAAATGTCCGACTTCGGCGACATGGGGGAATTCCTGTGCACCTGCTCCGAACTGTTCCCCGAAGAGGAAACTCCGGAATACAGGTACACGAAATGGGAGGAAATCCCGGACCTGCTCATCAACCGGGAATGGCTGTGTCCCAACTTCTTCGAGATAAGGGAGGCGATGGAACAGCTGGAGGAACCCGACAAGGATTGCTTCTTCGACTGGTGTGACCGTTACGGGCATGACATCAGTACGGAAGACCCGCACCTGCTGGTGGCGCACTATATCGAACTTTATGGAAATGCGGCCTATATCGACGATGAGCCTTGCCCGGACAGCGGGGATGACAGCCTGCTGTACTGTCCGGGCATATCAAGCAACTATTTCGACACGGGTATTCCCCGCTTCGAGGTATTCGATGACAATTACGATTAAAGCATATAAACATATACAAGATGGAAATCAACTTCAAAGGACCGGTAATGCCGGTTGACCCCTATTCGCAAATGGCGTTTGTGGAGATACTGAACATTCTCCTGACGGCAGGGCACATCGTGGATGTGAACAGGTTCCTGATAAACAGGAATGCAAACCCGCGATTCGGCTCGTTGTCAGGATATTTCAGATGGTCATTCTCCGACAACCACTTTACCCTGTGGCAACGGGTGGAATACAACTCGCCGCTCTGCTTCAGCCGGCGCATATTCAGCATCCATTTCGGGATGCTGGCAAGCCGTGACAGGAAAAGAGACAATACGGTAATGAACTAAAAACATATCAATATGAGTCACCAGGTAATTACAAGAATGGCATACAATGCCAAAACCAAGCAGATAGAAACTTGGCAGCATTCCAACAACGTGTGGCCGACAACAGACCATTTTTATGCATTGGATGTGAAAACAGACGAACAGATGTTTGAATTCATAACATTGATAGCAAACGGATTGTGGCAAGGGCGCAAATGGCGTAAAGCATTCAAGACACTTTTTGAAGAATATCCGGAATTGGTCAGGTCCTCATACGAGCACGAGCTTAGAGGCCAACCTTGGAAGGCATACTGTGCCATTTGCAAAAAATATGAGGAACTTGCCCAAAGCAAATGCAATGAAATAGTTGCGCGATTCAGGCAACTTACCGGGATTGTCTGACCCAAACAGATGCAAAATATATGGAAGAGATAAAGATTTCAAACAGACAAATCGCGCTGATGGCTTTCGACCGGTTGCGCAAGGAAGACAAGACAGATTCCGCATTGAAACTCGCACGGTGTATGCTGCATGGCACAAGCATATCTCTTGGCATAGGTGATATCGACTGGGAGATAGACAGGGCAATACAGCAGTGCGGAGGAGTGCCAAGAACAGGATACAGATACACGGCTTATTTCCACTTCAACCGGAATACGGAAATGGCAAAGGAAATATATGACAAGATCGTGAAGGAACTGTATGGTTAGGAAACAACACGGAGGCGGCTTGAAGGCCGCTTCCGTCATTTATAACGGTATGTACGGGAAAAGGAATCCTGCCGTACACAGGTAACAGAAATGGATGAACAGAAAACATTGACATTGGATTTCATCAAATCCCTGATGGAACCGGCCTATACACTAATATGGACGGACTACAATGACAATCTTGACAACCATTGCGGACTGATTCAAAAATGCCTTGACAGCAAGAGCCGCGAACATTTGTGGGAAAAGGCAGACGAGTGGTACAGCGATGCCGAATGGGAAGCTGTCCGTGAGATTATTGCGAAACTGAAAGAGGAATGTACCGTATTCCATGACTTTGACGGGGAAGCGGTCGATGACTTCTTCGATGAATACGAAGATGAAATCCGTGACGAGATTTACAGCCGCAACGATTCGGACGTGGTGAAGGAATTGGTAAGGCACACGGACGACATTCCTATCCGTGTGGAGATGCTTTCCAACTATGACTGCATCAACTCCAACTGGTTTGAATCGCAAGGCGGTTACAGGTACGAGGAATCCTACTTCGGGGACATGGTGGACAGCCTGAACCTCAATCCGGCGAGAGTAAAGAAAATCCTGACAGAGCACGGCTACAGGGCTTACGGGCGTTTCCCGAACCGTAAGAACCGGAACGGCAAGGAGCAGGTTTCCTACGAACAATTCTACGAGGAACTTATCAATTCCTGCTGCGGGGCGAACCTGCTGACTTACATCGGCAGGGTAAGCCTGAAAGAGCTGTATGAAGCCGACTTTTCATTGAAAGAGGTCATTATCCCCAAAGGCAACTGTTGCGGACTTTTCAGTTCGACGTATGGTGGTGGAAGCCTGCTTGAAATGGAACTGAAACGGGACGTAAAGCTGAAATTGGAAGTCAAGGACTATCATGGTTTCCGCTTCCGGCTGGATGACGAACGTTCCAAATATGACTGTTCGGTCCGGCATGTATATGGGGTGGACGACTCCTTTTTCGGAGATGCGGTTCGCATTGTATCCTGATAAAATCAACTAATCAACAATCAAATCATAGAAGATTATGGAAAAATACGATGTAAAAGTAAGGTACATCTTCGAGGGTACTTATACAGTGGTGGCGGAAGACCGTGAAGAAGCGGAAAGCATGGTGGCGGAAGACTGCGGCCTGGTATTGGGCGGCAACATCCACACAACGCGGGATGACGATGAAGTGACGGACTGGAAGTTCGGTTGTCATCCGGACTTCCAGGTTCTCTCCGTAAGGCAGCGAGGCGGGAAATCCCCCATGTCGGTATTCGGAGACAGGATCGAAGAACTGCGAAAAGACATCATCGAAGCGATACGGCAGTTGCTCCATGACCATGCCATGAATGCGATACGGTTTCCGGAAGAGGATTATGATCCGGTCTGGGTGATATGGTTTGGCAAGAACGGAGCCCCCTACGAATGCAGGGTGACAGGACTCCGGGTAACGGACTGCAGCCTGACCGTCCTTGCCGAAGAGAAAGAAAGCGGTGATGAAGTGGAATGTTACAGCCCGTTCGAACTCGGAGCCAGTAACATCGACTGGCTTTCCGGAATGTATGAGGCTGTATGGCAGCAACTGGAAGAGAGCAAAGTAGAACCACAAACTGAAGAACAATGAAATATCAAGCGGAAAATGCAGTCTCCAGCTTCTTCTACTATATGTGGAACGCCTGGAGCAAGGAAGAATGCAAGGCCGTATTTGGAGATATGTACCGGCACTTCTGGGATAAATGGTCCGCATTGGCGGACAAGTCCATATTCGGTGCGGCGGAACGGTTCTTTGCCGAGTTATCGGAAAACAACCAGAAACTACTCGTGGAACGTGCCGTTGCACTCTATGACGGCAGGGCTTTCAGAAAAGAGCCGGACGATTCCGACATCCTTGTCTGTAAAGAATGCGGTTCACGGCAGTTGGAAATCCAAGCATGGATAAACGCCAATACGGATGAACGTATCAGATATGTGCATGATGACAATAACGGGCTGTGGTGCGATGGGAAATGGTGCGAAGAATGTGGCGTTCAGGTCTTTTTCTGTACTAAGGCGGAGTTCACACAAAAGATGCAGGGTTGGTGGAAGTCGTGCGGTTTTGAAACAAAGGAACAAATCACAGGGTTGAAAGTCTGTGACTCTCCGCCTTCAGAAAATACGCAGACATTCATTGATGCGGCAGACCAATGGTGGAACAGCCGGGACTACGAACATAAACGGGAAATTTACAACAGGTATAATTCTAAAAACGAATAATATGCAGATTAACATCATTGAACAGATTAGCAACTCATGCAGTTGCAGCCATATGGAAGCGCAGGAATACTTGGATTCTGAAATCCGGTACCTGCGCGAGTTGCAAGAGGCGGACGACCTGAGGGAAGATGACATCGAAATGGCGTGCAGCAACCTCGGGCTTGACCTTGACAACCAGGAATATTTTATCAACCGCCTCGCAGGGGCATAAATACCTATAGCTATGGCTTATTTTCATAACATACATTCATTGGCGGACCTGAAGAAGGAATACCGCCGTCTGGCATTGCAGCACCACCCGGACAAGGGTGGTGACACTGCCATCATGCAACAGGTGAACACCGAGTTTGAAAGGCTCTTTAAAGTCTGGAAAGACAAACCGGATGTCTCTGCCGCATCAACCGGGTATGAACATGACTATTCGGGTGCCACGGCAAAGGAATATACCGAGTACGTGTATAATGAATACCGTTGGAAAGGTCACAACTACAAAGGGCAACATGCCCCTGAAATCGTAGAACTTGTGAGAACCTGGCTAAAGGAAACCTATCCGAGATATAAGTTCTCCGTCAGACGGGAGAACTACAATTCCATTTACATCAAACTAATGAGTGCGGACTTTGAGGCGTTCACCAGGGAATCCGGCAAAGTGCAGGATCATATCAACCACTACAACATAGAGCGGAACCCCGATCTTACAGACCGTGCCAAGGAGGTGATGCTGAATGTCTGTGACTTTGTCATGTCATACAACTTCGATGACAGCGATGCGATGACGGATTATTTCCATACCAATTTCTACCTGACATTGGCTATAGGGAGTTACCGGAAGCCTTACAAGGTGGAACTGCCGAAACTTGACTGCAAGGGAAAGGACAAGCCGGAAGTGTTCAAGCATCCCGAAGGTCCGGCACACAAGGCCATCAGGCAGGCGTTGGGCACAGCCCGTTTCGATTTCATCGAACACAGGAGGCATTCCGGCGAAATGATACTCGGAGAAGACCATTACGGCTCACACGGAGAGCATTATTTCTGGCCGAAGGATTATTCAAGCGCGAAACTGGCTCAGAAACGGATCGACAAATTGGAGAAAGCCGGTATTCGGTGCAAGCTTACCGGATATAACGGCGGTTACATTCGTTTTATCGGCTACACTCCCGAAGCAGAAGCGTTACTGGAGAAGGAACGACAGGAATACATCACCGCCCATCGGCAATGGCAAACCAAACAGACAGTAATCAATTAAACTTATCAATATGGAACCGAACAATTTGAACGAATGGTGGGGCGGACAGCCCGACGGACTGAAACAGGCATTCTCTCTTTTTCCCGATGGACGGTGGAAAGAGGCGGACCTGTATTTGCGAATCAATATCCGTAATTACTGCCTCCTGAAAAAAGGAGGGCTGCTTCCCGAAGACAAGGACCGCTCGATGCTCAACGAAATTGTCTGTGAGCTGGCCGATACGGAGCTGTGCCGTGCAAATGGAAAGACACTCGAAGACATGTGCGATACGGACGGGGCTTTTCTGGAAGAGTACCAGGAACTGTTCAACCGGATATACGATGAACTGGAAATGAGAATTACGGATTATATGAACGGACAATCAAAAAAAATGTAACAATGAAAGCAAAAGTGTTCAAGTACAAGTCTGACGGGAATACCGTCGTGGCTTCTTATATGGAACTGGAGCCGTATGCGAAGAATGTATATCTCTCCCTGTCGAGAAAGAACGAATACGGGAATGAAGACGATGACTGTTTCCATGTGGTCTGCCGGATTGAAAACGTTTATTTTTCCAGCGGGCAGTATTCACGCCGGTTTCTCAAGGGAGAAGGTTGCAGAGAGGAAGCCGCCACCTATTGCAGGAACTGGATTGCGGATACGCTTCAAAGTGCGGAAAGAGGAGCCTTCGTCAATTTGATCTCCGTCCGCGTGTTCGAGGCTCTCGGACTTGATACCACTTCCCTGGTGCAAGCCCGTGAGGAGTATAAAAGAATACAGGAGCAGAAACGCAGGGAGCAGAAGGAGAAAGAGGCGAAAGAGCGCAGAGTGCAGGAAGAGCAACATCAGTGGCTGCTCAATGAACAGAAACGGAAATTCCTGGACGGGGAACGGATCACGGGAGAAATGTTCCTTGAAATCACCGGAAGGGACGGTTTTGACATCCATATCAGAACCAAAGGGACATTCAATAGGCATGTGAGGGGCATTGACAGGAACGGCACCGTCAGTTTCCGGAAAATCAAGGGCTGCCGGACTCCGGACTTTACCGGATGCCATAAGGCCGTGTCCGCCTATCTGGCGTTCATTACAGAAAAAGAGGGCAAATAATTAAATCCGGAGCGGTAACGGTCTGCTCCATGCAGCTGTTACCGCTACCGGCTTCCGGCCTCACAATTCACGGTTCAGCGCCATTGCCAGCGGAAACATCAACCGGTTATAGGCTTTAAGCTTTTGCAAATTCAGCACATATCCGGCATAGGGATTGGTCAGATCGGTATAGAAGAATACATCGGTAAATCCTGCGTGTTCCTCCACGACTTCACCCTCCAACGGAATCTCCTCCACATTGAACCGCTCCAGAGGCAGTTCTTCCAGACGGGTCTGTTCCGCATTTCCCAACACATTGAGGTTACGGTTAAACAGCACGAATCCTTTCTTCCTGTAATCCACACGCATACCGTACGGACGCTCCACAAGGAAAGCATCCGCCGCTTTCTTTATATAGTTTTCCATAAAACTGAAATTAGAATTGCAAAAATACATCTTTTGTCCGGCAATGGCGAACAAATCAGGAAGAGAATCGCCACAGACCATGCAAAGCACACTACCGTGTATTTTATTTCCCACCCTGCAAAGGTAGTCCCGTGTCCGGTGTACCCTGTCAATGTCAGGCCCCTTGCGGGGTTGGCTGAAAGAAAATCATCCTCGCCTGACGGCTGCGGTATTTTCTTTCGCCAAACCTTGCGGGTACTGCCACGGGACAGTCAGGCAGGTGAGAAATAAAAATACCGGCTCCCGGAGCCGGACATGTTTAACAGATAAAATACAATGAATCATGAAAATCCTGAATCAAGAACATTTCGAGAATGTTAAGCGTTATGCCGAATCCATCGGTGACACCTCACTCCAGAAATGCCTGGAACGGTTGAAGAGCTGGGAAGAAAATCCTGACTGTCCCAGCGAAATCTCACTCTACTATGACCATGCCCCGTACTCGTTCGGCTTCACCCAATGCTATCCCGATGGAAGGACGGGCATCGTGGGCGGCCTGCTCTATCACGGAATACCGGACCGTTCTTTCGCCGTGACACTACAGCCGTTCCATGGATGGCAGATACACACCTGATGAGAGGCAAACGACAATATTAACTTTATAAAATTCAATTCAATATGGAAACGACATTGGCAGTAATGGAAAGACAACAGCAGTTTGACTTCCAGAAAAACGGAATTGAAGTGATGAACTTCGAGACACTTCAACGCACCTATAAAGAAAATGACATCTACAACAATCCGGTGCAGGGCATCTACCATTATCAGGTCATCCGGCGCATGATGGACATCTGCGAGAAATACAATCTCGATTATGAGGTGGAAGAAATCTTCGCTGCCCAGAACAGAAACAAGACACAGCCGGGAGTGAGCATCCTCCCGCAGGTAGAACAGACACATGGCGAAAAAGCCGTGGAAGCCCATATCCTGCGCCGTATTTTCGCTACTATCCGGATCAGAGATTGGGAGACAGACGAGCTGACAACCACACTGGTCGTCGCCTACCACCAGGACGGCATACAGGCAGCCATAGGCCCCTGCGTGAAGATATGCCATAACCAGTGCATCCTCTCACCGCAGCGGAGCATCTGCAATTACGGGAAAAAGAAGGTGACAACCGATGAGCTCTTCGAAACCGTGGACGGCTGGCTGGCCAATTTCGAGGTGAACATGAACGAGGACATCGAACGGATACAGCGGTTGAAACGCAGGATTGTCCCGATGGAGGAAATCTACCTGTACATCGGCCTGCTGACAGCCTTGCGCGTTTCCCATGACAGTTCGGACAGAAACCTGTCATCCACTGTGGAAACCTACCCGTTGAACCAGAGCCAGATTTCTGTCTTCACGGAAGAGGTGCTGAAACTGGCCATGAGCAAAGGACAGATTACCGCATGGGACCTGTACAATGTAGCCACTGAAATATATAAGCCCGGGAAAACAGATTTTCCGGCTCTCATTCCGCAGAACGGAGCCATGGCGGAACTGCTGCTTTCCCGTCTCTCTGAAGAGGTGGAAGTACAGTATGCCGTTCCGATAAACTGACATGCAAGCTTCTCAAGCCAAAGAAATAAGGGAGAACCTGACAGTGATAACAACTGAAAGATTCTCCCTTTTTCATTTACTCTTCAAAAAGCAGCATGAATTCCACCTTCCTTCTCCGTTCGATGCTCGGAACCACTTTTCCTTTATAGCACCTGAAAGAGACATATTCCTTGTAAATATTGCGGTCTCCCGACTCCAGCTTCTTTAACAGACGGCTTTTCGGTCTTTTTCCATATCCTTTTAATCTGTAGGGTCCCACATTATATGAAAGGACTGCTGCCAATAAAGAATCACGCCCCAGATAACTGAACATGCGGCACAGCTTACGGAGGTCTTCCCTCAGAATGGAGTCTCCCTGCGCTTTGGAGATGCTGTTGGTAAACCTCTCCCCGGGAAGAACCTTGTGACCCCACCCGACATAAGGCCAATGCTTTTTCTCTCCATGCCAGCCCTCGAATCGCTTGACACACTCGACCGCAAGACTGAACCTGTCCGGACTTGCCTTTACCGGATTCTCCGCCCTTGAAGGCATACCCGGAAAAAAGACCGTGGCGGAAAGTACCGCAAACCATATTGCTTTTAACTTCATCATAGGCAGGACCGGCTTAGTGTCCGACAATTGTGACCGGCAATTCCTTACTATCCGCAGTCACGACGGAATCCTCGTCCTCCGTCTCGTTGTTGAAGTCAAAAGTCAATTGGTAAAGCTGTGCCGGTTCGCTGTTGTCCTCAAAATAGATGTCAATTGTCTGCTGATCTTCGCATTCAGAAGTGTAGTATAACCTGAACACCTCCCTGTCAAGGGGATAGCGGTCATTGGGCAGCAGCACCATCCCGTCATCCATGCGGAGCGTACCCTTGCCGTCCGGCTGGAAATAGCGGATGGTGTAGCGGGCATCGGAAAAATGTCCTTCACGTTTGAGTTCACAGCGTATTTCCACCGTCTCGCCTTTTACTATACGTGTGGGAACAGGCATGTTCTCCACCTTGAACGGATAAGACTGCTGTACTTCCATTTCATCAGAACAGGCGAACAACAGCAAAACCGCCAGACCCAGGAACAGGACTGCCACCATTCCGGCCAATCCTCTTTTTTTATTCATTGCATTCATATTCTATCAGATTTTAATACGTTATACTTTATTCGACACTTACAGGAACTTATGTTGCAGGTATTCATTCAGGTCCTTGTAGCCTTTATACAAAGAGGAACAATCCACCAGTTTATCCGCATAGCGTTTGCGGAGTGCCTCCAGCGTGCGCCGTCCGGCTTCATCCCGATCCAGATAACAGTTGACCCTCTCGTACCTGTCAAGAATAGGGAACGAGCGTTCCAGCAATGACACCGAGTTCAACACAAGATAGTCGTCTCCATATCCCAGACCGAGTTCCAGCCACGAAAGGCAGTCGATAAACCCCTCGAAGAGGTTGCATGTGTCCGAACCGTTATCCATCAGTGAAATGTCCTTAGGTGACAGGCTGGCCTTGAAAAACCGGTTGCGCAACTCGTATCCGTCGCTGACATTCCTGAATCCGATGGCGAAATACCGTTTCCCGTGCAAGGTATATCTGACTTCCCGACAGTTCGGTACAGCCACATCGCTGCTAATGCCGCGTTCCGCCAGATATCGGAGCAGGACTCTGTTGTATAGAGGCCCGAAGCGTACATCCGTGAAACTCTCCTTCTTGAGGAGATCCTCCCTGTCATTCTCATCAGTGCGGGAAACGGTCTTGTGCTCGGGGGCGAGGCCGCCCCATGTCTCTGTGATGAACCTGGCCTGCGCCTTGAAATCCCCGCTGCCGATAAACTCCCCGGCAAGATTGAATATGTCACCTCCCTGCCCGGTGCCGAAGTCATGCCAGATTTCCTTTCGTACATTCACCTGGAACGAGGCGGTGCGTTCCTCCCGGTACGGGGCCAGATACCAGTATTCGTCACCCCGTCTTCTTGCCGGTTCATATCCCATCCTTGCCAGAAAAGCGGCGATAGGGATAGCTTTTATCTCTTCTATAGTCAT